ATCAGCAAGAAGGCGCAAGTGAAGTAACGGTGGGAATGGCTTCCGCTTCTAAGGACTTTGCTTTTCAGGTTCAAGCGCTGGGTTCAAGTACTCGTTTTGCTATGATTCAGTACATTGACCCTTTTACTGTGGCAGATATTTGGGGAACTATTTTATCTTCTCTGGTTAAAGCGAGTATCTCAACCACTCATGGAACCACTTGCCGCTTTAAAATGAGATTGATTTGGCGAACAACTTTACCCTCTTCAATTAGTGGAACTGAGCCAATATCTTCATGGGTTGGTTCTGGAGACCCGGTATTTTCTGCTGGATGGAATGCGGTTGTTCCAAGAAATGACCCTGTTTATACATTTGGATCAACTACCCAAATTTTTCCATTCGAAGGAATGTCTATAGCTTCCGTGGTTCCTTCAACAAGCACTATGACTTTAGGAATTGTTCTTTACACAATAGACCCTATAAGTAACGCATCGACTGCTGATAGCTTGTTCTTTAATCGCATTTCTTTAGTTCCTAATCAGTTTGCAATTGACTCAAGCATTTTAAGCTTTGATGAAACTTTAAGGCGTTCTCAGTATTATTATGAGACTTCTAAAAACCTATACACTTTGCCTACTGCAAGCAGTGCTGGCGGTGCTGTAATAGCTCATTGTCGTGCGGTACAAGCTGGCGGCCCAACAATACAGGTCTTCCCTTTATCATTTAGCCTCCAGTTCAAACAAAATAAACGCTCCAATTCTATAAACACAAATATTTATACCTCAGGAGGTACCTTAGGGAATTGTGACATCATTATCCGAGATGGTGGGGCTCAAATTGCTGCCTCTGCAATTAGTTTTACTTTGGGATGGAATGCGCAAAATGGGGGAAATTCAGGACTTCAATTTTTAACGGTCGCGCCTTCTTTCATCTTTAACCCTGGTGGAACCGTAACGAATACGACTGATGCATTTATCTCATTTCACTATACCGCTGATACAAGACTAGGAGTCTAAGAATGACCACTTTATATAATTCGAATTACCAAGAAACTGTGCCTTTTAGTGATACCTGTAAACAATTTGGTTTAGCCGCTAATACGGCTCAATCATGGACAATCCCAGGTACTCCAGAACAATATTATCAAGCTACATTTGGTTATAACGCAACTTCGAATGTATTTGTATGCCTTAATTCTGCGGCAACTGCACCAGGAGGAGGGGCCAATACTTCACAGCCTTATAATGAAATGAGACCTAAAAAGCGCTATGTCAGAGGAGGAGATACATTGTCCTTTATCACTCCTGACAGTACTGGTGGCTATATAGGCGTTTCTTTAAGACAAATACAAGGTAGTTAATTAAAACCAACACAAGGATTCGTGATGGTAAATACTATAAAATTTAGTCAGATGAATGCAGGTGGCGATTTAGCACCTGGTGACTTGACGCCTGGATTATTGGCAGGAGCGAACGTTCTTTTTTCTAATCCCTGGACGTTTTTAGCACCTGGCTCAACCGCTTCACGCCCTGTGCCAAGTCCTGCAATTGATGGGAGATTGCGTTTTAATACTGATACTTTGGTTTATGAGTATTTTGATACGTTTTCTTCAAGCTGGGTTCAATTATCAGGAAGCGGTACAGGTACCGTTAACCCAGGGTCAACCAATGACTTAGCTTATTATGCTTCTGCTGGAACGGCCGTATCGCCATTGCTTGCAGCTGCTAACTCGGTCTTGGTGACAAGTCCAAGCTCAGTGCCTTCATTAAGCACCACGTTACCAACTGGGCTAAACATTCCTGGAGCTACAATAACCTCATCCACTGCCGCATTGACTGCGGGCTCTGTGGTGGCTGCACCTGTGGCTGGAACTGACCTGGTTAATAAAACCTATGCAGATGGTTTACATACTGCCTCGGTGACAAGTGCGACAGGAACGGTAAATCAGGTTCTGGTAAATGGTGTCCCAGGAGTGCCTACAACTGGGGCAATAACATTATCTTTGCCTCAAGACATTGCACCAGGTAGCACGCCAACGTTTGTAAACATGACTCTTAGCGGATTAACAGCCCATGGCGTTCTAATTGGAGAGGGGGTAACTCAGCTCTCTTCAATTGTACTTGGAGCGGGTCAAGTATTAATTGGTACGACCTCCGGAGACCCTGTAGCTGGAGCTATAGCCTCAGGACAAAATATCTTGGTTGCCAATGCCAGCGGCTCTATTACGGTAAGTTTTACAGGTAATTTACCCGTAACCAATTTAAATTCTGGCACTGGTGCGAGTGCTACGACTTACTGGAGTGGAAATGGTACATGGACTACCCCTCCAGGAGCCGGAAGCGGTACAGTAAATAGCGGATTAATAAATCAGCTTGCTTGGTATGCTGCAAGCGGTACTGCGGTCTCTGGACTTGCAACGGCTGCCTCAGGGGTTCTAGTGACGTCTGCGGGAAGCGTACCAAGTATCAGCACGACTTTACCAAATGGCTTAGCAATGGGAACGCCAGCCTCTTTGACTCTGACCAACGCCACTGGATTGCCAATTTCTGGGTTAACTGGACTAGGCACGGGTGTTGCTACAGCACTGGCAATCAACGTGGGCTCAGCTGGGGCTTTTGTCACATTCAATGGTGCTTTAGGAACTCCAAGCTCTGGAACATTGACGAATGCCACAGGATTGCCTTTGAGTACTGGCGTTACCGGAAACTTACCTGTAACGAATTTAAACAGCGGAACGGGCGCGACTTCGACTACTTATTGGAGTGGTGCAGGCACTTGGACTACTCCTGCGGGAAGCGGCGCTTTCCCTAGTGGAACTGCAATGCTTTTTGTACAAACAGCAGCCCCGACTGGATGGACTAAGGTAGTGACTAATGATAACTCAGCCTTGCGCCTTGTTACTGGAACGGCAGGCACAGGAGGATCGGTTGCATTTACCACTGCTTTTGCTTCACAATCAGTGTCAGGTACCAACTCTGGATATACCTTGATGATTGCCGATATACCAAGCCATGCGCATACAGGTGGTACCAGCGGTGGACAAGCTGTAGGCTCTGGATCGTCTGTTACGGTTCAAGCCACGCCATCGAATAACACAGGCTCAACAGGAGGAGGAGGTTCACATACTCATACCTTTACAGGTACAGCTATTAATATGGCTGTGCAGTATGTTGACGTAATACAGGCCACAAAAAATTAGGATTTAGATGAAAATAGAAATTAAGGATAATTGCCCTATTAATAATTTTGAACCATGTAAGAAATTTGATTGCGCATGGTTTACGCACATAAGAGGTAAAAACCCGCAATCAAATCAAGAAGTCGATGAGTTTGCGTGCGCTGTAGCCTGGATTCCTATGCTTTTGATTGAAAATTCTCAAATGCAAAGGCAAACAGGTGCAGCGGTTGAATCATTTAGGAATGAGATGGTCAAGGCAAATGAATCTTCTCAAGACTTATTGATGCTCGCTTCTAATATTAAAAGGATTGGTAATGAATAAATTAACGATTGCTCTAGCTGATAATGCTGTCTATGTGGATGGTATTGCCATTGTAGGACTTGATTTAAGCTTTGTGCCATCTGATGTTCACGCACTTCAATGGACTACAGACAACGGAAGAATTGAGCGAGTAGGTCAAAGTGATGAATTAATTCAATCGCTTCCAGATTGGGCAAATCAAGCTTTGGCTTTGTGGAATACAACGAAAGCACAATTAGAAGCGCCCGTGGTTCTAACAGATGAACAAAAGATTGCAGCCATTAAACTGAATGCATCAAGCCTATTGGCATCAAGTGACTGGACTATGCTGGGAGATGTAGCATTGACTAATAAATCAGACTGGACAAACTACAGGGCTCAATTAAGAGCCATTGTACAAAATCCCCAGTTAAATTCTGTTATTCCTACACTACCTCAGGAGATTTGGTCATGATATCACCAACTACCCCAATGCTTTTAGCGCTCTCTGGATTTGAACCCGATAAATTATCAACCAACCAACTATTAATTAATCCTGGTTGGTGCGCAAGTTCTGATGGAAATTCCTTTGCCCAATTAACTTCAATATTAACTTTGGACATGACCCGAAATGGCCTTAATGGATTAGATACCAGCGTGCCAGAAAATGGAGGAGGCTATTTTGTCTATATAGTCAAAAATGAAACCACTGGTGAAGTAGGTGCCGTCATATCCAATTCAATTATTTATGGAGGCGTGATAGTTCCCCCAGGATTTACGCTTTATAGAAAATTACGCTTTGGATTTGTCTATAATTCAAATCGGGATGGAATACCGGATTTTCATCTATCAGCATGGCCTATGCCTATCATAAGATTAACTGATGCTGAAACAAGCGGAGTTTACAGCGTATTAAATCAAGGAGCCTCAAGTGTATTTACAGATGTCTCACTTTCAGGATTTATACCGGACAATGCTAGAATGGCTTATGTCCAATGCATTACTTCCGCCAGCGGTACTGCTGGGTCTGCTTATCTACGCAGTTTTGGCGGCCAAGCGACGGGATTAATTGTGGGCTCCGCAGCTCCAAATGACCTTCAGGATAGATTATGCCTAACAATGCGGGTAAGCTCAGACATCAAGTTGCAATATAAAACAATTGGTGGCGCAAAATTAAGTATTTATGTTTTAGGTTATGAGATGACGGAACCAAGTTAATTTGGTAATGTAATGGAGTACTTTCACACAATTTAATTTACAGGGAGTAATTTAGATGTCAGATGAAAATAAAGAAGAGCCTCAAGTAAGCCTTTTAGACCAATTCAAACAACAACGTGCCCAGTTCGTTCAGCAAAAAGATTTTGCCCAAAATAATTTAAATCAATTAATAGGTGCTATTTTTGCCTGTGATTTAATGATTAAAAAGCACGAAGATGAAGCCCTTAAAGAACAAAAATTGCCTGATGAAGATGAGTCAATACCCGATGCCGCATAAGTCTAGCATATGATATAATTCCCTCTTTTAATTAGGGGGAATATAAAATGACAACATATGAAAAAGTTAAAGAGTGGCGTAAAAATAATCCTGAAAAGGTGGCTGAGCAAGCACAAAGATATAGGGCTAAGCATCCAGAAACTAATAAAAAAGCAAAAGAAAAATATAGAGAAAAAAATTTAGAATTGATTAGAGAAAAAGATAGGTTAAGGCAAGCAATTCGCAGAAAGAATGACCCTGATGCTCAGAAAATTAGGAATGAACATTTTAAAATAAGGCGTGAAGCTAAGATGTGGGAAATAGCAGGTCGCCCAAGAGCTGATAAGTGTGACATTTGTAATAAATTTGAAATGACAGTTTTTGATCATTGTCATGTTAGAGGTCATTTTAGAGGTTGGATTTGTGATAGATGCAATAAAACTTTAGGATTGGTATATGATGATATTGAGCTTTTAAAAAAATTAATATCATATTTGGAGGTTATTGATGGCAAAATTAACAGCGAAGAAGAGGAATGCGATTCCTAAGTCTGAATTTGGTCTTCCTGGTGAACGTAAATATCCTATGAATGATAAGAACCATGCTCGAGCAGCAAAAAGTAGGGCTTCTGAGATGGAGCATAAGGGTAAATTATCCGAATCAGCAAAATCTAAAATTGATGCTAAGGCCGATAAAATCCTGCATAGAGGCGAACCAAAAGGAAAAAAACGATGAGCTTACTCTCTACCTTTGTAACCAAACAACTAATTGAAGCTTTAGAAGCTGAATTTGTAAAACACGAACCCGAATTACAAACCGCTTTTGTTGATGAAGTAACGGCCGCTGTGAATTCCGTAGTTTCATGGGTGAACAGCAAAATTGCACTTAGACAGCCAGTGGAGGCTCCAAATGAAAAAAGATAAAAAGCCCATGAAAGAAATGGAAAAGAAAGAACGCAAAATGGATAAAAAGAAAGAGCGCAAGTCCGAGAAGAAGGACTGTCGTTACTAGGAGACAACCATGAGGTATTACGAGAAGCCAGTGAATCGAACAGATAAGGACGGCGAGCGTATGTCTCGGCATGGCAGCAAGGATAAAGATATTCGGGAAGCTGAGAAAGCGGGCGATTATTGTTATCCAACTGATGCTTTTGCAGAACAACCAGGATATTTGGGAATGGATGATATAGACCGAATCAGAAGAGAGAGGCTCAAACACCAAACCCGATAAACATTAATTATAAGGAGATAATTTAATGATTACTTCGATTAAAAGGGAATTTAATCTTTTCCCCAATATTGTGGGGATTGTCACAACCGACAATTTAGCCACAATTACCACAGCAGCCTATTTTTCTACTCAATTAGCAGCCGTTGAGGCACTTAACAATGGCGTATGGCAATGGGAAACTGAAGATATTGTCTTAATTTTCTATGCAACTGATTTAATAGGATGGTTCACCTATGATGCAACTACTGACGCTTTTGTCGCTCTTGCTGCTAACGGAGGTATATCCAATACCCTTCCTTCTGGTGACATTATTGTTGGTAATGCTTCAAACGTAGCGACTGCTAGAGCTATGTCAGGAGATGCTACCATAAGTAATACAGGGGTACTGACTATTGCTGCTGGCGCCATCTCTGGCTCTAAAATTGCGAATAACGCGGTTGACTATGCGCAATTGGCCTTAGATGTAGGTGCTTCTGCAACAGTAACTTTGACAGCTGCGCAAATCAAAGCTTTATATGATACGCCTGTTTTATTGGTAGCAGCCCCAGGAGCAGGAAACCTTATCGTCATCGACAGCATTCTTTGGGATATCGCTTTCGGAACCACTCAGTATACCGCTGGTGGCGTGCTTGCTGCTCAGTATGGTAATACCGTTCATGGTGCTGGCCCTGTCGCTTCTGGAACACTAGCGGCTGCCTCATTAAATGGCGTTGCTGCAAGTGGGTTCTTGTCTAACGGTGGGGTTGCTGGAACATTAAACGTTACTAAAACAGCTTCATTAAATACCGCTGTGTACTTATCCAACCAAACAGCAGATTTTGCAACTGGGGATAGTACTGCTACATTGTACGTGCGTTACAGAGTTGTTACACCCGCGTAATAAGGAAGTAGATGAACAAGCTAAGGATAGCTTTCTCTGTGCCTGTGGGGGAATTCAGGATGAATCAGCCCCCTCAGGTTTTATTTTCTATTCCTAAAATTATTTTTAAATCACTTGTTCATTTATCAGGAGGATATTTGCTATGCAGGATTTACAGCAGTGGATTAAGGGCTATGAGAAGCTAGAGCTTCATACCTACATTGACACAAACGGGCATTGCACAGTGGGATGGGGTCGAAATCTTGAAGATGGGATAAGCGTTGATGAAGCGGAGCTCATGTTTCAAAATGATTTCAAGCAAGCGGTTTCAGAGTTAGAGGAACAAGCCTGGTATGTCAATCAGCCTCAAGGCGTTAAAAATGCCTTAATCAATATGAACTTCAATCTCGGTATTACTAAATTACTCGAATTTAAAGACATGATTCATTGCCTGCGTTGCTATGACTATTTAGGCGCCGCTCAAGCTGCATTAAACAGTGCTTGGGCTAAAGAGGTTCAGAGCCGTGCAAATGATATAGCTGTCATGATTAGAGAAGGTAAATGACCAATGAAGAACGATTTGAATTGCTTTGGGAGCATTATCATCGACAAGTAGACGAAAATAGAGCGGTGAGCCGTGCGCTGGATGAACTTAGGGAACAAGTTCGGGAGCTTAAGGATGAGCTTAAAAGCGGAGCAGGTAGACCACATCAATGTAGTGAATTGGTTCCATTATAAGTTTCCAGAGTTGGCAGAAGATTTTCACCACTTTGCCAATGAACGAAAGTGTAGTTATAAGGAAGGCCGAACCCTAAAAAGAATGGGCGTTAAAAAAGGTGTTGCAGATTTTTTCCTGGCTTTGCCTGTATCGGGCAAATCTGGCTTATGGATTGAGCTAAAAGTCGGTAAGGGGAAACTCTCACCGGAGCAAGTGAAATTTCTGCAACGCAAAATTGCAAGGGGCTATGAGGCTATAGCCGTATGGGGAGAAGAAGCTGCCAAGGAAGTTATTTTGGCCTACTTAGACAAAGGATGTTGATATGGATAGCTTACGAGTCACTTTTATTAATGACGATGGGTATGATTCTTTTGTGATACCCGATATAGAAACTTTTTTGGACAAATTAAGGAGCTGTCCAACGGTTGCAAATAAGTACAAAAAAATGGATGCAAAAGAATTTAGGCAATTTGTTGAAGATGGCTTGACTCCTATGCAGCACAAAAAGATTAAGGCGATAAATGATTTATAACAGGGAGCGTTATTATGTCAGAAGGAAGTTACGAGTTCGACCCATGCTCAATTGACGGTAGTGATAAAGAGAGAAGCACTCTTGATAGTTGGAAACCTACAGAGCATAAGCCTGTAATTGTTGCCTCTAAGTGGCGAGAGCAGCAGATTGGCGATAATTTCAATCAGCAGCCAGGAATTGATGAGCTGCAAAAAATTCATAGGTATCTCAAGAAAAAGGCATCTGATTCAGACATCATGAAAGCCTTTGGTATTACAGCTGAAACCTTAGTGGCAATCAAAAAAGATAAATATGACCCTGTAGAAGGGATTTCCCTAGACAACCAAAGCAAAATCTATCGAGAGTTCAAACGACTTGAGGAGCGCATTGAGAGCCTTTTTCGTGGCATTCATTATATTGGTGATTGCCTTTATACGGATGACCTATCTCAAGACCTATTCAAACTCTCCTTTAAGAAGCCTGTTAAAAAGAGTAAAGCTAAGAAATCTGAGGATTGTGAGGTTACTGAGGAAATTTGTGATCAAAATGATGAATTTTCTGAGGACTTCATTGAGCTTGATGAAGAATTAGACAATTCGGGTGAAGAGGAATAAGATTTTATTATCTGATTTACCCATGGTAAAAACAGCTAAGGCAGTCGTTAATCGCTGCCTTTTTTAGTCTGATTATTAGGGTCTGATAATATAGATAATCAGACTTAGTGAAATTTATGCCTTGTTTTGAAGTGTTTTTAGTATTTAATTTGTACAGGAATCTTTTAGGGAAATGGGGGCAGCTAGTTTGGAGTTGCACCAAAGCTCGGAGTCGGGATTTCACCCTAACCTTAACCTATACTCTAGGACTGCCATAAAATGGTGGCTTATTTTCCCATTGCCCTGGGGCGTATGCTAGCTCGCTAGTTCCCATAGCCTTACCTCAATAGTATCGTTAGCCATAATTCTTTTAACTCTTCTCTTCTTTAGCTACGGGTAAAGGCTCCTTCATGAAATCCTTACCATAAGCCTTAATTTGTTGCTTACTCATTTTGTGCTTATACTGAAAAGCGACGCTGGAAGCTTGGGTTGTTGGATCCTCTGGGTTATATTTCCATAAACCAGGCTTTTGTGTCAACCCGCATTTGTTTAAATATTTATTGGCGCGCTTCAATACGACATTAATATCATCCAAAAAGCACTTTATTTCCTCTTTATCGAAATTTATTGTGCCATTTGAATCTTTAAATGTCGCCAGAATATTTCCTAAAATCTGAGCCTCAGTTCTAAACGCATGCCATTTGCTGATTTGAAACTTCATCATTTAACGCTCCCTGTTGTATGTCAAAAATTTTCCTTTTAATTCGATACCCTTTATTATCATAAGACAGCATCAAGTGAGTCGGAGTGTGAGCGCTTTGAAGCATCTCTTGCATCTTTTCCCGCACATCCAAATGGAGATACCACTGGCTTGGTTTATCGCAATGCTTTTTAATGAAGTTTCCGTAGAAGACATTCTTTGCCTTCTGAGAAATGGGCGTGTAATTCTCATAAAATACAGCTATTCCTCCTTTCTTATCCCTGCACTTGTACATGCTATTTACTCGAAATCCTGTTTTGGAATCGGATATGGCATATTTAGCCTCAATTACTTCAAATTCTCTCAGCATTTGAGCTTCATTTGGCATGCTCAATTTTTTATTTGGGTCAATAAGCTCAGTACCGCAGTCCTTACAATGTCTAGCGGATATGTCATTCTGGCTTTGGCATTTGGGATTGCTGCATTCTTTGAACTCGAAGTAATAATCACAGCGCTTATTTCCGGTGTAACCTACACAGCGCCTAGCAGTCTGAGTATTCATAGTAAAGCAAGCAGGGCATTTGATATCCCGTGGCTTGTCTTCATCTAGAGTTTGCATAACGGCTTTTAATAGAATGGGATCATCCCAGTGACTATGGCGTTCAATATTACCCGCAAAGTCTAAGACTAGAGCTTCGGTTTTATTGGTATTCGGCGAAAGTCGCAAGACCCTTCCCAGGGTTTGAACAAGCAAAACAAGGCTTTCTGTGGGTCGTAGGTAGGCGAGAGTGTCAAAAGCAGGAACATCAACGCCCACACTAATAATAGCAATATTAACAAGATACTTGATTCTACCTTCGCGGGCTGCATCTAAAATCCTTGTTCGTTCGTGTTGAGGCGTATCGCCGAGAATCAAAGCGCTTTGTGTCGCGGGGAGGTGACTCAAAATCTCATCGGCATGTTTTCGGGTAGTCGCAAAGATAAACACACCAAATCTGGCCTGGGTTTCCATGATATGAATGAGCTGCTTACAGATAAGCTCTGTTAAGCGGGCATTCTGGCTGACCACTAAAGCTAGGTCTTTTGGATCAAACTTCCCGTTGCTCTTAATCTTAACCTTTGAGAAGTCTATAACTAAACCTGGGTCAATTTTAAAATCAGGGCTTAGTAGGTATTTTTCTTTGATTAATCGGTCAGTTGTGATGTTGCCGACTTGGGTCTTGAACAGACAATTATCTCCGACAATTTCCGTTCCTTTAAAGCGGAAGTTTGTGCCTGTTGCTCCAAGCACGCGCATGTCGGAATACTCTTGCTTAAAGTGCCTAAGTATACGCATGAAGACAGTACTATGATCACTATAATTGATAGCATGAGCCTCATCCACGAGGATGATATTAAATCTAATTTGTGAAATTCGATCATTTTTATTAATTCCATTTAAAATTGATTTAGGTGTGCCAAATACTACTGGCGCTCTGTCGTCTTTTTCTCCTAGAGCTGCGCAATAAATAGACCCAGTTCCCCCCTGTTCTATGAATGTTGCACAGTTGTTCCTCACAAGCTCGGCATTATTTACTAAACACAAAGCCCGCTTCCCTAATTTTTCCATGCGTAAGAGGATTGTAGCAAGCATTAAGCTTTTACCAGCGCCAACACTTGCCATCAATAAGACGGGCTCATCATTAGCTACTAATGCTTGCCAGCACTCCCTCACAGCATCCTGCTGATATGGTCGTAACTGTTTCAAAAGATATCCTTATCTTATATTAAATTCTATATTGGAAAACTAATCATCATATTCATTTCTGGAGCATGTTTATTACAAGTACTAAGTCCTAAGCCCAGTCCCCTTGCGAATTCACAATCCAGGCATTTTTTCATACATTTAGAATATTGAAAGCAAGATTCATCGCCACAATCAGGGCAACAAGGCCATGACATTTTGGGATAATGATTGCAAATATGAGACATAACGTACTCCAAGTCTTCTCTAATCATTCGCAACTGTATATCAATTGGCAAATAAATCATTAATCCTCATCCCCATCAAAAAAGAAAATTGTCTTATCAGTAATCACCAGGTTTTTACCGCCCATTTCCCTGATTTTATTTATTATAAAAGTAATCGCATGATGATGATTTGCGATTCCTCCGTTTTTTGATCCATCAGGCATCGTAAATTCAAAGAACCACTTTTGCCCTACTGTTTCAAGGATTAGCTGTTCTTCTGTTTTTTTCATCTCTTGACCCCAGGAGCATGACACTTACTGCAAAACAGATTATTTCCGCTTCCATCAGTCCATACGTGATCGCAATAGTTATCAATCAAGAATTGGATTTTATTAAGCAATATTTGTTCATCATCATCTTGAATGTGAGAAGTAATATCAACATAGTAAAATATTTTCTCTAGCTCTTCTTTCGTAAAATCATTCATTACTGGTCTGGCTCCTTATCCAATATAGAAATAAAATCTTGAGCCTGAACCATGGTTAAATCTTTCACGGTGCCGTTTTCTGAAACTCCATAATGTTTAAGAGCATCTAAGAATCTTGCGGGCTTAAAGTCCTTAACCGCAACAAGTGCCGCAATCTCTTTTAGCTGCTTTTCTGTTGCAAGCTCCCCTGTCTCAACAACATCCTCATCGTTTTTGCCTTTAGCTGACTTTAGCTTATCCATTAAAGCATCATGCTGTCTGGAGGGCTTTTGATTAGGAATTTCACCCGTTTCATGGTCTATAAAATCCATGTCGAACGTTTCGCTTGCAGCAACCTTGATGTCTTGAATTCCTGCCTCTTGTAGCTCATCCAGGGAAACAGCCCTTTGCATTTCAACAGAACAAGGAAGCCATTTAAAGAGTTTACGCAAAACGGTTTTCTTAGCCATTTCTTCATAATGCGTGACCCAAGGACCATTATTTTTAGACTTGGATTGATTGCGGATTAGGTCAACATCTTTCTTGCTCATTACATCAAATTGGTGTCCTCCGTCTTTAAGAATAGCCACAGCATAAACCGCTATCAGCTCCCCTCTTTCGTTCATGGCTGGCTTGTGAATTAAGTCCTCTTTCAATCCGAACTCATAGGAAAACACATCATTCTCATAAACTGCCCTAGAAACTAGAGAAACAATTTGTCCTGAACGTCTGGCCAAATCCAGGAAGCCTCTATAACCAGGCATAAAGGTGCATTCTACTTTGCCCGTATTATTGTTATTAAAGGGAATTAAGTAACAAGACCCCATAATCCCAGGTTCAAGACCTAATTGAGAGGCTTGCATAATCGCAGCAATAAAGCTCATAGGGTCGCACTCCTGGAGCTTAGGCGTTTTCCTAAGCTCAGTCAGTGCAATTCTGGTCATGCGTTCTGGTGTTAAATGCTTTGGTAAGCAGCGAGCAATCTCACCTTTCATTTTCTCCAACAAATCGCCTACTGTTTTCTGATTAGTAAGCATCAAATTTTTTCGCTCTGTGGTTGACATATTACTCACGCTGCTTTCTCCTCTTCAATTGTTGCGTATTTAGGTACAGCTAGTTCCTGTACAAGATAACCTTCCCATTTATTCTCATCCATACATTTTTTCAATTTTCTTTTGTAATTGGTAAATTGGTCTATTCCGAACTGTAAAGCCTCATCTTTCATAATATAGATTGCTGGAACATGGGGCTCTTCTTTTTCACAAGCTAAAATTACGAACATATCAAATGGTTTATCTAAAGCTTTACATGCTTCGTGTGCCATACCAGCTTGAAGATAATACCCATACTCTAAAGCACTTCTCATAAAGCTATAAGCACTTGCGTTATTTGTGGTTTTTAAATCTACAACCATCTTTGAAGACCAAATATCAGGCCTTGTTTTAAATTGAAGCCCTGTTTCTTTATCAGTCCAGTAGATGGATTGCTCATAAACCGCCTCATCTAAAAGAGTTGTGACAATCTCATGCTTACTGATTAGGTCAACCATTTTGCTGACCTTGGAAAATTGGTCAATCGTAAGAATGATTTTACCTTCGGCATGGATTAGGAATTCTTCGTACATCTCTTTGCCTCCTTTAGTCCTTCTATCAAGGTTAGGCATTACGGCGAATTCCATCTGGAATTTTGCGGGCTCTAATAACATAGTGTGAAAGGCTGATCCGATGTTCATTGCTGGCGTTGCTTCTGTTTTAACTGCGAGGCCCGACATGGTTTCATACCAGAAGTGATAGGGGCTTTTATCCAGCAACATTAATTTGCTGCGTGATATGCCCTCTGATGCGTGGTACTGCTCGTTTGTAATGTCATAAACGCCGTCTTCGTATTTGTGATTCATTGTGTTTCCCCTGTTATGTAATAGACTCCATTCTATGGTCAGCCTGCCCATATGTCAACAACTTTTTACACAATGTTTTCCTATGAATTATAGGGGCATGATTCCCATACGTCAAAATTATTGGTATATTCAAGCAAAATAATTACAGAGGTAATCCATGACACCGGACGAAGTTTTGAAAAAATACGGAACTCAGTACAAATTCCAAAAAGAAACAGGGATGTCTCACCGTTCCCTGGGGCGCTGGCTGCAATGGGGATTTGTACCTGAACAATCCCAATATAAACTGGAGCGAATTACAGACGGGGAGTTAAAAAGTTCCTGGACTTTGAATAAGGAAATTAAGAATGTCGGATGATTTAAAAGTGAAATGGGAAAAGATAATTGACGCCTATGATGTACCTTATCTTAATTATTTAGATTTGGGCAATTGCACCATGTTTCGAGTCGCTATTTTTAAAACTTTTAATCCGCGTCAGGGAATGTTTGTAGCAATAGAAGATAGAGGCGCTTTTTTCTTTGGAATGGATAGAGCCCTGCATAAAGACTATGTAAGAGAAAAATTATTTTTACAAGGAGATCACGCTCAAATGGCTGACTTCTTAAATGCTCAGCTACAACATGATGATTTTGGTCAACAAGGTCATTATTATGAAAATGTAATTAATGCTATAGAGCCATGTGGAAAATGTGGAGAAAACTTTGAAATGCCCTGGCACCCTAAAATAATCACGGAGGAATAAATGAGGGAAGATAAAAGCGTAACCGATGCAAAGAAATGCCTAAAATCGCATATTAAGTTCTTTGAATCGTTGCTAAAACACATCAATGGGGATGATTTAGCTTTTAAAGGTCGGGCAATGTGGACTTCTTGGTGTCTTCATAATTATATGAATAATCAGCTCATGGTTGATGTTGAAAAAGCTATAACAGGGTCAGCTAATACCGATACGGGTTTTAATATGACTCTTGTTGAGAAATTGGCTAAGGAGTGAATATGGCAAAACTTCTTAAAGCATGGACTGATGACTGGTCACATTTAAAAAAAGCACGCTGGTATAAGCTTATTTGGTGCGCAATGCGACATCAAAAACAATATAAAATTTATTCTGCGTGGCATGCTGGAGGCACGTGGCGTGACATCAAGGTTTATGGATGTATGAAATGTAATATATGGAGGCTAGAAGATTAATGGACGAATTTCAAACAGATACAAAAATAATCCCTTTCCTGGTTGAAAAAATAACCAAAGGAGTCAGAAAGCAATTATGTGGTTACACCAAGAAAATCAAGGAAGAGATTAAATGGTCTGAGCTCTTTGTCAAAACTCACGTAGACGAATTTAAACAGCTACTGGATAAATCCTGGAATCTCAAAAAAGATTGGCGAGCAATAGAAATGATGATTCAAGAGAATGAGCATAATAAGAAAATAGTCTATGAGATGCAATTGCTCAATCAACAGATTAGAGATGAATTTATGGATTTGAAACTTTTAAACATTGAGATGCAACAAAAATTAAAGATTCGGGAGGTTATGGAATGAGCTGTATTACCCAATTATTAAAATTAAAAGGCGACAAGGAAATTTTACCCATTCACAAAGAGTGCGTGATTGAAGGAGGAGGGGTTTACAAAGACCGTGAATTTTTAATTACCTTTACTTCGCACGGAACTCGCTGCGGTTACGTTGCTTTAACTCCCGAGGAAACACAGAAATTTAACGAAGAACGAGCAGGAGAATATAGCTACTATCCTGATTTAGAATGCCATGGAGGCGTAACCTTTTATGGGGAAGATCACGGAGCTAAAAACTTACTCCCTGTTCATTGCAATGATGCTTGGGTTGGATTTGATTGCGCTCATTCTGGTGATGGCCATGACCGAGAATTAACCAAAAAATATTTTGGCAAAGAAATTTTTAGTGAAGAATTTTTTAAAAGCATGGAGCAATTAAGAATGTGGGGCGAAGTAACTCACCGAACTTTTGATTATGTGGAAGCTGAATGCAAATCAATTATAGACCAGCTTTTTGAGAAAGCAGCATGAGCCTCAAAGAATCCTGCTATAAAATCTACAAACAAGGCCGTGATATGGTGGAGCAATTCAGAGGCGTAGACTTGCAGCCTGAGGTAAGAGAATTTGTAGATACTCAAGAGAGGATAGCCGAAAGCTATGATCGAAGAAATAAAAATTTTTATTACCGCTGGCTTAATGAAACTTATTTGTTGTTTCGGTTTCATAAAGGTGGCCTTGATGAGTCTATGGAAACTATTCAGATTATAGAAACATTTGAACAATTAGTGTCAATTGTTGCCAAGTATTGGGATTCCATATTCACTCAGATAACCATTGAGCCTTATTCATACGATGACCGCATAAAATGGGAAACTCAAATCGTTATGATTCATGTTAAGGACAAGAAATACCCAGTGGGCTACTTAAATCGAGAACCTAATAAAGAGTTTTGGAATATAACACAACAGGGAGAAGTAAATGAAGTTGAAGCATAAAGTTCAAGCAGGGCTACTTGGTGGCGTAGTTTTAATAGGTGGGAGTAACATAGCCGCTAATTTAACCAGGGTTCCAGCTGGCTACAGAGGGGTAATCGTAAACCTCTATGGCTCAGACAAAGGGGTTTCCGAGCAATCAGCAGGGGTAGGGCGCTATTATCTAGGCTGGAATAAAGAAATGTACCTATTCCCAACCTTCCTGCAAAACCGCTCCTGGAATGGCGAGCAAGCAATCACAATGCAGACCTCAGAAGGACTTACCATCACTACTGACGCGGGTATTACCTACCAAATCGAGCCTGATAATATTGTCAAAGTTTTTACTAAATATCGCTTAGGAATTGAGGAAATCACCAATACTTTCTTACACAATATGGTGCGTGATGCTATGAACGAGGTTGCAAGCCAAATGACTGTAGACCAAATTTACGGACTTAAAAAAGAGGAATTCATTACCTCAGTCAACAAGATTGTGATTAAAGAAGCTGCGGAAAATGGAATTAATGTTGATAAAATTTACCTTATCGGTAGCTTTGTATTACCTCCCTCAGTCATGAACTCCATTAACACTAAAATTGAGGCCTCCCAAAATGCCGTTAAAGTTGAAAATGAAATCGCTACGAGTCGCGCCGAAGCTCAAAAAACCATCGTTGAAGCCAAAGCCAGAGGACAGCAACAAATCATTGCAGCAGAAGCCAACGCCAAGCAAATTACCTTGAATGCTGAGTCTCAAGCTAAGGCAAATAAAATCCTTGCTGCGAGCCTCACGCCTGAGTTTGTGCAATACCAAGCCATTCTCAAATGGGATGGTCAATTGCCTAAAACAAACGCCTCAACCGCGGTTCCATTTATTAACATAGGGAAATAAAAATGAGACACGTTTTTCAAGGGATAGGAATTCTGATTTTTTTATTAATTACTACAGGGATTATTTTGCCTTGGGTTATAAGCAATTTCATTCTGCCATTATGGATGATTCTTGTTACCCTGGGCGTGCTAATTGGAATTTGGTTAATGGTGCTTGAGATACCAGCACGGAAGTTTATTTTATTGCTAAAGAAACAAATTAAGGAAGTACAGAATGAACAAAGTAATTGAGTTTCCAGAGAAGAAAGAGGAGATAAATTTAATAGTTCCTGCACAGGATTTTGAGCATATCATTAAACTTTTGGTCAGAAATTCCTATAACTCTGGCGTGAGTAGAGGCTGCTTTATTGGCTTTGTAATTGCCAGTGTTGTAAATTTGTTTGTGATGTATCTCTTGAAATAGGAGCAGTAACCAGCAAAGGAGATTTAATGTATATCGATATTTATGCTAAATCCGTGCAGCTGTTAGAGCGCGTTGCTAACTCGGTTCATGACCGAGACCCAAAGAACCCCAACATGCTTACTTTTAGCATTAAAGAAATACACATTGTTGAAGAATGGATGAGGGAATTAATTAATGAGGTAGAGCAAGAGGAAGTAAATCAATTTGAAATTTGAATTGAAAGCCCGAAAGTGGAGACACCAACGGGCTTTTTCGTATCTACAACTCATCAAGGGAATTTTAATCATGAATAATAACCAACTACAGGAATAATATATCATGGATTTTGACGATATAAAACACGAACATAAATTAGTAACAATGTTTGATAATACTGCCATAGATGCCATTAAAGACCCCGAAGCTTTAGGCGTGTATACTTATATGAAAATGCTTTTAGATGAGGGAATTACCAAAGGTATGGTCATTTTCCCAATGATTGAAAAGCAATTTAATATGCCTGAAAAAGAGGTTTTTAGGTTAGTAAAGTACTTAAACAAATTAGGTTTTATGATGATGAGTAAAGAAGAAATTTAGGGCCATCCTAGCCCTTAGCCCGACATGTTACAAGCAAGCGGGTGATACATCCCTACAACTGTACTTTTCAACGGGTACACAACATTAACGGGTCTACGCCAGACCATTAACGGAGTAAGTATACCATGCTAACACTCGATGACAAATGCTATAATACAGAAAATTTAACTCAAGATTCCAGAAAACATTCTTTTAGCGTATCAATAGCTATAGATTATTCGCCAGTCATGGCCATTTGGCTTGATTATCTTGAAAATCGAATAGAAAACAATCTTTCCCTAGAAAAACATATTCATGACGGCCTGTGCTGGATTTACGACACCCTAGATGCGCTGTGCCTAAAATTCCCATATTTTAGCAGACGACAAATTGAGAGAATGATTAATAACTCAGTTCAAGAAGGTTTGGTCGTTAAGGGTAACTATAACCACACTACATATGACCGTACTGTATGGTATGCCTTGACACCTAAAGCCTACTTCTATTTTCAGCACCTAATTACCGCAAAAAACTTAAAAACCCTGTATCTATCCATTTCACCAAACGGTGATATGGATTTCACCGAATGGAGAAATGGATTTCACCAAACGGTGACAACTATACCTATTACAGATCCTATTCCAGATCCTATTAAGAGAGAGGGCGAAAAAACGCCTCCCTCACAAAATGTGAAAAAATTCCCAAACTCAAAAGAAAGAACAGAAAAAGCAGTTTATGAAGCGGAAGAGCTTAGGAAATTCTTTGACACCAAATTCGCGGGCTTGAATATTACCTACGATGATTTATTTAAGGCGTGCCAAGAGCACTACGAAGCTAAAAGGCAATGGGTTACATTCAAGAAGTGGAAAGAGTGGCTAGAAAGAGAGAGGCTTGATTCTTACAAAGCTGCAAAAGGAAGTAAGCCAGGAATCAAAAGCACAACCCAGGATTGCATTAACCAGGCTTTAATTCAAAGCGAGTTAGAGAAAATAAAATCCAACCCAAAACACAGCAGAGAGTTATTAGACAAAGCGCTTTCCTACGAGCGAGATAGGGAGAAGCACCAAAAGGGCTACAAATCAGCTTATTTGTGAGTTGATTATGCCCACTAAACAGGAATGCCAAAAGATTCTATTTAAAATCGGCCTTGAGTTAGGTGTAAGCCCAAAATTGATTGCGACACGCCTTTTGAGCGAAGCCGATAAACAGGATATGATAAACGGAGACTTAACCACAGAAGCATTAATTGCCCATGTGAAGGTCTGGAAAGCAAACGGGATGGCCGATTATGCAAACGGCAATACCGAACCAATGACGGGATTTAAATACTAACTTAGGGATAAGAGAATGCAAACTGGCACGGTAAAATGGTTTAATGAAGCGAAAGGGTATGGATTTATTGCATCTGATAACAAAGATTATTTTGTGTACTTCAGCGAGATTCAAGGAACGGGCTTTAAAACCCTGCGAGAAGGCCAAAAGGTGCAATTCACGGCTGGAACGTCACCTAAAGGCGCTTGTGCGAAGGAAGTAAGCGTTATTGCGTAGTTTCAGGATAAAATAAACTTTGTACATCTTTTGTAAGCTTATTGAATAAATCGGTAAGCTTGCCTCTCATCTCCTCATCACTTCCCCGCAATATTTCTGCTATGCCTCCGTGGGCGATTCCCAACACTATCGACACGTTTTCTAACAGCTTCATTCTAGCCTCTAGTTCTTCAATTATTTTTTGGTCTTCAATTATTCTTTGTTCTAGATTCATTCCGTAACCCTCTTAGTTTGTACGTCAAATTCCTCATGCGGAAAATCAGTTTCTAAGACTCTGATGTGGTCATTTGCTTTGGTTTGATTTAGAAATACTGCCTCTATCTCATCCCAGTCATTCTCAATTTTTTTGGTGACTATCCATACCCTCATCTCTTTTTCTCCATTTTTTAATAAAACCATATGCCCTATGGCTGCATAAGTGGCTCTCATTTGTGAATTGAAATATTCAGTTCCGGCTAAAATAAGCCTGTAGCCGTTATAAATCTCATAACGCCACAGACCGCGCAATTCTTCTTTTACGACATAACGATACATCATGCAGCCTCTAATTTTTCATAGAAACTGAGATACCTACGGCAAAAAGATGCTAAACTCTCAGCGGCGTAGGGGTGAATGCATTTTTCTATGATTGTAAAGCCCTCTTCGTTTTCTATCTCAAGGACGAACCCGAACTGCTTGTTTTTACCTAGCCATATCGAATGGTCATCACCCATCAACTCCGCTAAGGTTAAATCGTGTATAGTTCGCTCGGGGGATGTATTATCCACATCCTCCCAGGGATTGCATACTTTTTCGTCAGTAATTCTGCATGGCATGTTCATTTTTAACTCTCCTGGTTGTAGGACTGCTTATGCAGCCCTCAGTTTATTACGCTCTTTCTCAGTTACCTTTTGACTTCCGTGTGCTGCTCTTATCTCATCCATTGAAAACTTCCCCCTCCCTCTTGATTTATAATCTGCTGGTCTGAAATACCAAAGTTTCTTTTTAGGCGCCCACATAAAACCCGCTTCTTTCAACCGCTCTTTGTGAGGTCTTGTATCTCCATGCAACCAAATCCAAGCCCCGCAAATCTCAATATCAAATCCTAGGCCCATAATAGCGTTTAGAGCTGCGTTAATGTCATCCCCGTACCTTTGGGTGCCCTCGGTGTCGATCGCCTCGCCTGTGCATTCCTGTAAAGCCTCATACGCTAAATTAACTAGCTTCATCATCTCTAAACCTGCTGGATTTCTATCTGGATGATATAAAGAACAGGCTTTTCTATAGGCAGCTTTTACAATTTCTGGATTGTATTGGCCGGAAATTCCCAAAATTTTTATCGCGTCATTTATATTCATTGTGTCCTCTTGTTATTAATCTTGATAAGTTAATAGTAATATGGTCTGCCTGCCCATGTCAACATTTATTTGAAAATAATTTATAATATTTATTTTTTGTTTTTTTTACTGATTTTGTGTAGTTCAACGCTTATGCTATCTTTAGTACAAGTGGTGCAAAGGATTTGCCCGCGAGTTATTAATCGATTAATGACTATTACAAGGAGCGCTTATCATGAGCGAAGTTAAAGACTATACCGAAGAGAAAGAAGATACCCATTACAATGGCGTGCCTTCTATGTACGGTAAGATGGTTAACGAACAAAACCGTCAACAACCCAAGTATTGCGAACCTGGCGAAGCTGGTGGCGGAATGCGTGGCGAGAAACGCAACGAGCAAGCAGGCCCATAAGTCTCACACTAGAAAAGGGTCTTGCTATGGGAACACCCAATAAGTACAAAAAAGAGTATGTAAAAACGGCTGCTAAAATTCTTGCCGATGGTAAGAGCAAAGCAGCCGTTTGTGCTGCTCTTGATATCTCAAGGCGTACATTTTACGACTGGTGCGCAACTCACGAAGAATTTAACGATGCCGTAGATATAGGCATGCAAAAATGTCAAGCCATGTGGGAAGAAATAGGCGAGCACGGTATCAAAGGGAACTATGACAAGTTTGGTGCCGCGCCTTGGATCTTTACCATGAAAAACAGATTCCGAGATGATTATACAGACGAAAAAGACGAGAAGGGCGAAAGCGCCGTATCAGTCTTAGAGAAGATTATAACGGGAGAAATAAAGGTAAAGAATGATTAATGTTTATGACCTTGAGGAGTTTGCACCAAGCTTTTTTAAGATTGCCGACAAATCAGGACAATTAATCCCGTTTGCATTTAACCGCGCTCAAAAGCACGTACACACGCAGCTTGAAGAGCAGCTCATAAAACTTGGATATGTGAGAGCCAACATACTCAAGGGCAGGCAGCAAGGAATAAGCACCTACATATCAGGGCGCTATTTTCATAAAGCATTAACGCTGCCAGGAACACAGGCGTTTATTTTAACTCATATGGGAGACGCAACCAGAAGCTTATTTGCAATGACCAAGCGCTATAACCACAACTTACCGCCTGGTCTAGCTCCAAAGCCCGATAAAGATAACGAAAACCAATTGCTATTTAACAAGCTCAACTCAGGCTATCGCGTGGGAACAGCTGGAAGTAAAGAGATAGGGCGCTCAATGACAAATCAGTTGATGCACCTATCAGAGTACGCTTTCTATGATAACCATATCGAGATTAAGCGCGGAATTGAACAAACGGTTGCGGATATACCAGGAACCGAGAAGATTAAGGAGTCAACAGCCAACGGAATTGCAAATGCTTTTTACTTGGACTGGCAAGATGCTAAGGAAGGAAAGAGCGATTATATAAACATATTTGTACCGTGGTACTGGCAAGATGAGTACACACGCTCGGCTGAGGGCATGGAGCTAACAGACGAGGAAAAAGACTGGATGATGTTGTATAGCCAGGATGGCTTAACAGCGAAACATCTAGCCTGGAGAAGAACAAAGCTTTCTGATTTTGACGGCGATTACACGCAAAAATGTAAAGGGTTTAGTCAAGAGTACCCCTTCACAGACGAAGAGGCGTTTATTAACTCGATAACCGATACATTCATAACCGTTGAGCCTGTTCAGAGAGCACGCAAGGCCAAAGTGGAGTCAACATCGGCCTTGTTAATAGGAGTTGACCCAGCAAGAGGCGGGGTTGATAAAAGTACAATCATAAGGAGAAAAGGGCGCCAGGCGTATAAATGCGACTCGTTCCAAGGACTGGACACAATGCAGCTGGTCGGAAAAATCAAGATGATTATCGACCGCGAACACCCTCACAAAGTGTTCATAGACTGCATAGGCATAGGCGCGGGCGTGGTAGATAGATTGCACGAGATGGGCTATGAGTGCGTTGTTGGTGTGAATGTGTCGCGGGCTGCGAATAACCCAGAACACTTCTTAAACCTTCGCGCTGAACTCTGGAATGAGATGCGAGACTGGTTTAATCAGGATATGCCCGTTCAAATTCCAGACGACCCCGAATTGCAGAAAGAGCTTTGCGGTCTGGGCTACGAGTACAACAGCTCAGGGCGCTTGGTAATTGAAAGCAAGAAGGATGCCAAAAAGCGAGGCATGAATAGCCCTGATAAAGCCGATGCATTGATGATTACATTTGCATACGGCCAGCATGCAGGAACATCGACCTACCAACCTAATTATATACCGGAGAGCAGCGCAGGAAGATTGATTTAAAAAAACAACCTAACTAAAAGGATTTAGCATGGTTAAGAAAGCGGAGAAAATCGCGCATGAAGCGCGGTTGGCTTGTGAAAAGTTTCGTGAAGGGTTTAAGTGGAACATAGACCAATATCACGAGATGCATACCTTTGTACTCGGCCAGCAATGGACTGACGAGGAAGAGGACGACATGATTAAAACGTTCCGCAAAGTGCCGATGGTTGCAAATAAACTCGGTGCAATGGCGAACTCTTTGCTCGGGGAGCAGCAACAAAATACCCCGCAATTGCAAGTCGTGCCTATGACCAATTGTGATGAGCGCACAGCCCACTTGCGAGAGCTTATAGTCAAAGACATCATGTTCTCAACCGATGCAACAATTACCTACCAGGTTGCAGCGGGTCAGGCAGCCATAGGAGGCTATAGCGCGTTCTATATTGGCACCGATTACACACACCAACGCTCATTTGACCTTGATATTTGCTACGGTCACTTCAAAGATGCAACCCGTGCTTACTTCGATTTAGGCTCGGAAACCCCAAACAAAACAGACGGCATGCACTGCGGTTACATAACCCGAATGACTCGGCCTAAGTTCCGTGAGATATACGGTAAGGACTTAGAGGAGAAAATCCAGAAAGTCTTTAGTGTGACTCAATCAGCCGAAGATATAGCCCTGGCAGTTCAGCCAGACCAAAGCGAAGACCCTTTTACCTGGGCAGATAATGACGGCATAACCATACTTGACCACTTTGTGCGCAAGTTCGAGAAAGACACGCTTTATAAAATGTCAAACGGCAAGAGCTATAACCAGGAAGAGCTTGACGAGCTGATTGAAAAATCCATTGAAATGAATGACCGCGCAGAAGAGCAGCGTATGGAAATGCTCCAAATGCAGATGATGCAGCCAGAGCAGCCCATGGATGAGTACGGCACGCCAATGCAGCAACCAGGACAACAACAGCCCGCACCAATGGCTCAAGGCATGCCCAATGATGCCCAAACCTTGCCAAACTCTCCCAATGAAGCCCAAGGCGTGCCAACGACTGGCGATAATGGAGTCATGGAAGCACCAAGCGAACAGGAAGAACTCACCGAAGATGAGGAAGAATTCCCAGAAAATCGCATGACAATTTGGGATGATGGCCAGCCCGTGCGCATTGAGGATAAACGCTCATTCAAGTCTTATAAAATCTGGCATTACAAGATTGCTGGCGATTACATTCTGGAAGAGGGCGAGTTTCCCGCAGACCAATTGCCTGTTGTATTCGTTGACCAAAACTCATTCTATGACAAGACAGGAAAGCAAGTATGTAGGTCGTTCTTTGGTGATTGCCGAGATACTCAGCGCTATATCAACTACATTCGCACTCAATCTGCCTTTATTCTCAAGGTTTCGCGTTATGACCAATTCTTGCTTAGTAAAAAGAATGCTGCGGGGATGGACACGCAAAGAATGTGGCGTGACCCCAACTCCATACAAGGCGGTTTGTATTATGACGAAACGCCCAGCGGTGCAAAACCAGAGCAATTAAGACCGCCTGAGCTTTCAGCCTCTTTACTACAACAATATGAAATCGCAATCCAAGATTTGTACTTAGCTACTGGCTTATATCCAACTCAATTAGGCCAGCAAGGCAACGAGGTTTCAGGAAGTGCCATTGATGCACGTACCCGTCAAGGCTCTTACTCCACTTACTGCTTTTTCAATTCAATTAATCGCGCAATCACAACAGGTGGGTCAATCGTTAATGAAATGATTCCGCGTGTTTATGACTCAGAGCGGGTGATTACTTTAATGATGCCTGATGAGGGGATTAAAAACATCACTGTAAATAAGCAAATGGATGAATACGGGGAGCTTATCGAAAATGACATTCGCAAGGGAACTTATGAAGTACGGCTTAAGGCTGGCCCTAGCTTTGAAGGCCAAAAGGAACAGGCATTACAGTCATTACGAGAAGTGCTACAAGCAGACCCAGAAACTTTCAAACTTATTGCTGATTTATACGCTGACAACCTCCCGCTCGCCAATAACTTGGAGATTAAAAACCGCCTTAAAACGATTGTGCCGCCTGAAATTATCCAGGCCGGAAAAACAGGCAAGATGCCACACGAAATCGGACAACCCACGCCTGAACAAATGATGATGCAGCAGCAAATGCAAATGCAGCAAATGCAAATGCAGTTACAAGCCAAAGAAGTTCAAATCAAAGAGGAGGAGATAAAACTCAAGCAGCAAAAAATAATCATGGACGCCCAAGTTGAGCTACAAAAACTTGAGGCTTCAAAGGTAGAAGTCGCGGGCAGCATACAAGCACAGGAATTGCGGTATCTGGCCGAAACGCAACGCACTCAGAGTGACGAAGCAATCGCTCACGCTGACAACTTGGTGAGGATTCTTACGCACAAAATTCAATAGCAAATGACAGGGAGATGTTATGGCTACAGAAGTGAGCAATATAGATGAATTGTTACTAGGAGGGGGCACGCCATCTACACCACAAGCGCCTGAAAGTAGGTATGAGGAGTCCGAGGAAACAACGCCTGATGTTTCATACGAAGAACCAGAAGAAACGAGGGAACCCGAGGAACCGAGAGAACCAGATGACCAAAAAGAGACCAGGAGTCTTAAAGATGAGTCCTATGATGAAGAGCCTGAGGCGAAAAAAGAGCCTGAATACGACGATTATGGGAATACTAAAACACCTTCTAAAACGTATACAGAAGAAGAAGTCAATGAGCGCATCAACAAAGCAATTCGTGAAAGGCTTGCTCGGGGTAATAATCAGAATCAGCAGCAGCCTACACAGCAGCAAGTGGCACAGCAAGCACAGGGATTTGACTACAACCCAGATTCAGAGGAATCATGGGAAATACAGCTAGAAAAGTTTGTCGAAAAAACCGTATCAAAAATTGGTCAAAAGCAAGCACAGCAGCAGCAGCAAGAAAGAGACCAAGCCCATCAAGCCGAGTTCGAGGATAAATTTACTCGTGGCATGAGTCGCTTTTCTGACTTTAGAGAAGTAGTAGCGTCACAGCCTGTCACAGACCCCATGACCTACGCCCTGCGAGGATTAACTGACCCAGCTGCTTTTATTTATGCAGCTTCTAAGCGACATCCGACGGAGCTTGCTCGAATATCCCAAATAGCAGACCCTGCAGTCCAGATAATGGAGATGGGAAGGCTTGAGGAGCGTATGAGAAAGAGCGCACCAGGTACCAAAGCACCAAGACCCGTAAGCAAAAGCCGTGATGATGCTTCAATGCCTAGCCCTCAGAAAAAGAAAGAGCCGAGTATTGAAGATTTGATTGCCAAAGCCGATGCTAAGAAAAAAGCGTTATTTAATCAGAAGAGGGGCGGAAGATGAGCATGATTATACCAGCAACAGAATCAGAGAAAACAATTTTAGGGGCAATATTGCTTGATAACAGCTCATTAAGAGTAATTTGGGACATTATAAGGCCATGTGACTTCGCATTTGATTTTCATCAAGCCTTATATGAAGCAATATTTAGGCTACATAAAAAGCACAATTTAGTAGATATTCCCATGCTAATTGATGAATTACAAATAGCGCCCCTAGAAGCTTCTTATCTTTATGAATTAGCCAATAAATGTCCCTCAACGAATAACATCAAAGCCCATGCTGAAATTGTGCGAGAAAAATCAGTACAAAGGCAATTAGCATCAACAATCAAAGACGTGCATCAACTAATGAAAATTGAAGAGCCCGTGGAAAAACAAAAAGACCTACTTGCAGATTATCTTGAAGAAGTAGCCGTCAATCTTCGAGAAAATGAAATTGATGACCTTGAGTTAATCTCTTTGTTGGTTGACATCACTAAAGCATTCTCAGGTTCATTGCAAGTTATGAAGTTTGAAAAATAGCGCGATTTGACGGAAACCAAATCACGTTGTAAGCTGGTTTCATTGATGTAACAGACGTGTATAGGCTTTCCGTCAGCCAAGATTTAAGATTTAAAACGTAGTGGCGTGTATTTAGTCTCCCGCCGGACAAATGGTAGTTAGGCACTTAAGCATGATGCTTGAGTAATTAATCAACATTTGTTCGGTCAGGGAGACTGCAAATGCCAAATATTTTTCGCGAAACCCAGTACGTTCTAGATGACGTATTTGTACGCTTCTGGAACTCTCTAGCCTTTGCTAGAACTGCTAATAGAAACCTCGAAGGCGATTTTAAGAACTTAAGATTCGCTACTGGTCAAACAATCGATTATCGTTTAGAAGAACGCTATCTTGCAGGTGAAGGCGCAACCGCTACAGCCGAAGCTCGTGTTCAGGTAATCAGACCGCTAACAATCTCTAAACAATTCCGCACAATGATTGAATACACAGGTTTTAACCTGACTTTCGACCGTGCTAGGGATGAGCCTTATTTAGAGATGGCGAACGCGCCTCGTGCTAAGAGATTAGCAAACTTAGTCGAAAACTTCATTGCTGATACGTTCCAGACTCAAGTTTATAACTCGGTTGGTACTCCTGGTGTGCCTGTTGACTTCAATACCATATTAACCGCTGATGCTTTAATGACTCAGCTAGGTATTCCAGAAGACGGTAAACGATTCTCCGGTGTGCCTCCAAGAGTCTCAGCAAACCTAAATAACAACCTATACAACGTCTTCAATAACACTGTGAACACTGGCGCCTTGATTGATGGCTTTATAGGTCACTTGTCAGGTTTTGACTTCTTTAAAACTAACTTTTTACAAAGACAAATCGCGGGGGCTGGTCAGTTAGGAGGAACACCTCCTGCTGGTATGTTGCTTGCGGGTACTGTAACCAATGGCCCAATCGTTGGTGGCAATACAATCTCTGTAACGGGCTTAGGACAAGCTCCTGGAACAGTGGTATTTAACTTAGGCGACATTATCCAGGTGGCTCCTGCTGCTGGCGTATACGCAGTCAACCCACTGACTTACGAGCCTATTTATGAAGCTCCTGCTCAGTTCGTGGTAACCGCGCAAGTAATCTCTGCCAACGGTTCAACCGCTGATATCCCTGTGAACCCAACAATCGTTATTGATGGCGCTCGTCAAAACATCTCTGCTGCTATTCCAAACGGCGCTCAAATGTTGCTCTACGCATCACATAACGTGTCTTTGGCTTATCACACTCAAGCCGTGGTTTTCGCAGCTCCTCCTATCAAGGAATTGAGAGGCGGTGTTGAAGCGGTAACTCGATACTCTGACCTGTACAAGCTTTCAATGACCTACTCACTCGGTGCGGACATCAGAAACTATGAACAGTTAGACCGTATTGACGTGATTTGCGGGGTCGCAATTAACCCTGAGTTCGCTGTGATGATTATGTCCTAAACCTTTTTATTGGTGGTGGCCTGGTACCTTCATTCGTGAGGGTACCAATTTTAACAGGGGTTAATGATGCAAGAGCATGAGAACGAAGAGTTAGTTACATACCTTGGGAGAGCAGTTCCTAAACGAGGCTTTAGAGCCTATATTTTTAGCTCGGATGGTCAAACTAAAATCGCTGAAAGCTGGGATGAATTTGATATTTTTATCCATAGCGATACTTGGTTTGCAACTAAAGAGGAAGCAGAGGCACCTAAAAAACCCCGTAAAAAAACGGAGGGATAATGTCCTACACATTCCGAGACTTCGCATTTCAAATGTATCGTTTGATAAATGCGTCTAATCCAACAACCCCACTTCATGGTGATGATGAAAAGCTCTGTTTACAGGTCTTAAATCAGCTCATGCAATTTTATGCGGGTAATGGCCAGATGCTTACCATAGCAAAGACTCTGACTTGTCCTATCAACAATGGCATCGATACGATTCGCTTTGTCGATAACAATTATCCAACTGATACCATTATGCGCGAGATTGTGATTTTGACTACGATGTCGCCCTCTTTTACTGTTGCAGATGGAACTTTATATAATCCAGGGGAACAAGTCTCCGGAAACGGAATCCCTGCCAATAGTTTTATTCTTTCAATTGATGGAAACTTAGTCACTTTAAACAATAGCGCTACGATTACAGGCTCATCAACCCTGCAATTTATCCAGCCCATAACCATTCCGAATATTGTTTTTATCAAACAAGGTCGGTTGGCGAACTTAGATAATGCGTGGCTGATTTTATCCGGTGTTACCTATCCGCTCATTGATAAATCAAGAGATGACTTCCTAGCTGCCTGGAAATACGAACCACTCAAAGGATTGCCACGCTTTGCAATTACTTTTGCTGAAACTGAATACGTTGATATTAGGCTTTACCCTGCACCTAGCCAGTTTTTTGAATTCTTTTGTCGAGGAAAATTTCAGCTATCCGAGTATACAAAAGACTCTGATATGTCCAATTTACCTCAATATTTCATACGATTTTTACTGCTGGCGGGCGCGCGTGATGTTTGTATGTTCAAAGGGCGTGCCGATGCCTGGACAGATAAGCTCGAACAAAGATACATGGAAGCCTATGACATTATGGTCTCAACCTCTGAGGTGAACCTTTCAATCACAGGTGATGAGCAATCCCTATTAAATGGCGCCTGGCGCGTCAGGGCGGGTATCTAATGCCTATTCAAGCGCTGCCTATCTTTTGTTATTACGATGTCCAGCGCTTTACGCAATTTGGCTCTATGGATTGTGCCAACTGGTATGGAATTCAGGTAGAAAATGGCAAAAAACAGCAAGCCTTATATCCTGCCATGGGAAGAAAGCACGTACATTATCGCAATCAAAATCGCTTGGTGTTTGATACAGAGCCACGGGATGAATTTCGAACCATTGACTGGCTTTATGTGATTGAAGGAACCCAAGTCATAGCCTACGACAGAGCCTTTAATGCGCAAAATATTGGCAGTATCGAATTAACAGGCGAGCTTTGGTTTGCCTATTTAACTGTTGGTAACGCAGTGTATGCGCTTCTTACCAATGGACTGCACGTTTACATCATTACTGAAATTGGTACTTCGGTCACAATGACAGTTTGTACAGACACGAATGCACCTACAAAGCCTCAATATGTCGCTGCCTTTGGTGGCCGATTTATTGTAAATCAAATGGGTACCAATACGAATTATCTAACTCAAATTAACTTGGGAGGCTCCCCTCCGGTTGATCCAAGTAAGATTTTTACTATCCCCGATGGAGGGTCTGGATTCGCCCTGTTTTTCAGCTCCTCTGGGATAGTAAGGTCTTATGCGGTATTACACACGCAATTATACATATTTACGGATTTCACGACTGATATTTGGGCAAATATTGCCACTCAAATTGATGTTGCCGGAACGATTCGGGAATTTCCTTGGAAGATTAATACCTCTTACAACTGGGATTATGGTATTGCTGACCCTCTAAGTCTCTCAGTGGACTTTGGGCGCATGGTCTGGCTTGGTAAAAACCTAAATGGTTTGGTGTCCTTCATGGCCTCAGATGGTGGCCAGCCTGTTGATATATCCTCCCAAGCAATCAACGTACTGCTTGAAAATGCAGCCGATGATGATAACGGGCTTTCTCCATTCTTAAGAAACACAACTGACGGCTTCTTATATCAGTATGAGAATACGATTTTTTATCGTGTGTCTGCTGGAATCTATGACAATACCGAATTACTTGACCCAACAACCTTTGCCAATTCACTTGAATATAATTTTGAAACCAAAACTTGGGCGCGCGTTATTGAACTAAATGGCAGCCGATGCCGTATTCAAAAGCACGTTTATTTCAATAACAAGCACTTGGTCATAGTTCAGGGAGACCCTGCAATTTATGAGATGGCTGGGAATATTTATTACAATGAATTGAGAAACCCTGCTCAATCAAACGTACAGGCTCCCGATGCGTTTCTTAAATTCCCTATGCGATATGAGTTAGTTACACCTCCCATATTTAATGAGGATTATTCGGAGTTTATTGATGATTACGTGGAAATTGACTTTGTATTTGGCGATCAGACGTTTTATCGTAGCAATGCGCCCTTTATCAATACGACTTTTATTATTGGTGAGACGCCTGGAGCCGATGGTAAGCCTGTTTACATGGTTGAGGAAGATGGGGAAACGTTTCTCATTGAAGAAGGCACTAACACGCCTACGTTTGACGATACGCATTATAACGCCTTATTTAAACCTCATATTGAGCTTTATTATTCTGATGATGGTGGCGTATCTTACCTTACCGCGGATTTACGAGAATTTAGTCCACTAGGATTTTATCGCTGGCGTATGCGCTGGTATGAATTGGCTATAAGCAGAAATCGCAGATACAAGCTTGTTTGTGTAAGTTCGGCACCTGTAGTTATACTAGGAGCTGTACGCAATACAAGGCGTGCGAGTGGAGGGGCTAACTAATGGCTACCATTTTCATCGACCGAATTGATGCCTCACCGATTTTAAGCGATACCTTTGAGCCCCCATTTGCAACCTGGCTTGCAGTATTAGTAAATGTGCTTAATGAAGACATACAGGACATACAAGGCTATTTCAATTTATTAACCGCACAAAGCTATACAGCTGCCCAAATTACGGCTATGCAAGCTGCCTCACCCGCCGTATTAACAGATGGCGTTTTACTGTACGACTCAACAAACAACGAATATGTAGGCAGAATCAGTGGGTCTCTAGTCAAGTTCACTACGACCTCATACCCATAAGGAGATGTTATGAGCTGGCTATCAAGTTTTTTACATCCTGAAAAAGGTTACGATCAAGCGCAAGGACAGCTTGATAAATACTATAATCAAGGCCAAGGCTATTTGCAGCCCTATAACCAGAATGGTCAAGAAACCTATGGTAAATATTCAGGCGCTATGGATAAGCTTTTAAATCCTACTGCTTTGCAAGATGAATGGTCTAAGAATTACCAAGAAAGTGAAGCAGCCAAACAAGCAGAAGCCCAAGCGTCACAAAGTGGTCTTAATGCTGCTCAGCAAATGGGTTTGAGTGGCTCAACTCCTGCACTTCAGGCGATTCAAGGCGGTACTTCTGGAATCGTTGCTCGCGACAGACAGCAATACCTAGATGACCTTATGAAAAAATATATGGCGGGGATTGGTATCGGTCAGGATATTTACGGTCAGGGTGCTAATGCTGCTGGAAAAATGAGCCAAAATGCAATGACACAAGGCGAAAATTCTGCTCAAACTCAATTTAATAAAACCAATGCTCCAGGTGATTTATTTGGAAAGCTCTTGGGAACTGGTCTAGGCGTTGCTGGAAGTGCTTTAGGTGGCCCAATTGGAGGAGCTTTAGGAGCTGGACTTGCTCAACATTTTGGTTGGTCGCCTACAGGTTCCTATATGCCTGGAGGGTCATAAAATGGCTTTGAATATTCCAAATGTCGATTCGCCTGGCAATAGCTTTATAAAAGGAATTGATACTGGCTCTAATATGTTTGCCAAAATCATGAACGCCAGATACAACAATTCTCTTCACCCATCTGGTGATGTAGCAAATGCTTTGTATGTGGAACAGCTTCGAAAACAATATGGTGATAAAGACCCTCGTTATTTAGAAGCTAAACGCGCTCATGAAATGGTTCTCCAAGCGCGTCAATCGCTTATTGGCTATAGAGACGTATTAAATCAAACAGCAGGAATCAGAGCGACTTCGCCTCTAGGTAGGTTGATTGCAGAAGGCAAAGGACAGGGCGCAATTGATATATTGAAAGGTCAAGGTCAAGGAGGAGCTCAGACATCTCAAGGACAACAAGGAGCGCACGCAACTCCTCAAGTTCAAGGAGGTCAACAAGGCTCTCAAGCGGTTGCACCCAATGCCCCTGGAGTTCCAAAAGACGCTCGATATAAAGAAGGAGAACAATATTATAATTCTGAGGGCGATCCGGTTTATGCAGATGATGAAACGGAAACTAAAAATAAAACTGATACTAATCCGCGCACGTCAGAAGAACGCAGAGCCTATGAGAAAGCCATTGCCAAACAAACAACCGATGCTGCAGTTCGCAATAAGATTCCCTATGCTGAAAACGTAAAAATTACTATGGACAGTATTGACCCTAAAATTCTCACTCAATTTTCAGGATTGAAAGGCCATTTTAAATTAGCCAAAGAACTTTGGAATATGTCAAAAGGTAATCCATCTCCTGAATATCTGGAGTATCAAAAAAACGTGACTTCTGCTGATACGCTTAAAAAGCAATTAAGGCAATTCTGGGGAGAATCCATCCAACCTTCCGCTACAGAACAGATTGGTAAGCTTACCAACCCTTCGACTTGGTTAAAAGACCCAGCTGTTGCTGAGCAACAATTTAACCAATTAAAAAAGATTACCGAACAGGAATTGAAATCGTTTACTGCGCATGGGACTTCTCCCATTAAACTTGATTACGATGAAAAGAAAGGTTTTTATACAGATGAAGAGGAAGAGCCCAAAAAATCCGCTTTGCAGCAAAAAGTTGAGGGAAGCGGTAAAAAATCATCCGCGCCAAAAATTACAAAAGAAGATCGCGAATATGCCAATGTGGTATCAGGTCAAATAAGTGATGTGATGCCCAAAGCTACAGGTGAAGCTATAGTGCAAACTGCAATAGCAGAAAATAAATCTGTGGATGAGGTTATAGAAAAGCTGGTTGCTCAAGCCGCTAAAATGAGAGGTGGCCAATAATGGTTAATCTTTTCAAAGAATATGGTGTTGAACAGCAAGAACAGCCTCAAGAAGCTAAAAAGAGTGGCGGGATTAATTTGTTAAAAGAATATGACCCTCTTAATCAGCCTGGAACTGATGAAGAAGCCTTAGAACTAGCTAAAAAACAAATCAGCAAACAGTATCCAGGCATGCCAGACTGGTTGCGTGATGCAATTCTTAAGATTACGCCTAAAGAAAATTCGCCAATGCTCGATGCAGCTGCAAAAGGCGTGTCAAACGTTACCAATGTGATTCCCGCAGCAGCCGGAGGATTATTGCAAGGTGCATCTATTCCAATTAGAGGCGTTGCATCTACCATACCGACCGAATTTACTCAGAAATTGGCCAACAGTCCTGATTTATCAAATTTATTTCAAAAGCCAGAAGGAGAACTGCAAAATGCGGTTCATGACACTGGTGAATTCTTTGGAGCCCTTGGACCTCTAGGTAAAATGTTTGGGGCTTTGAAAGGCGCTACTCAAGCAGCCAAAGTTCCAAAAGCATTGCAGAATGCAACTGCCTTAGCTGGAACTGGCTATTTAGGTACTCCAGGAGATGAATATGATAAAGCAATTGGTTCGGCCTCAGCCCTTGGTGCGGGCGCAGTAGGTAAAGTGGCATCAAAAGCGCTTGGGAAACTTGGGCCATTCGCACGTGGATTATTTAATGAATCCACTCCTGAGTCATTAATTGAAGCTATTCAAAAGCCACATGATGTATTGGAACAAGGCGCTCATGAATTATATGGTCAAGTAAGAGAAGCCATTAAAAAGCGAGGAGTTAAAACGCCTATTAGTGAGGAACTGATTGAACAGGTAAAAGAGCATTTCCCAAAAAACGCTCGTTCTTATCAGGAATTATTAGAAAAAGCCAAACAAGGAGACTATGAGGCTATTCATAAAATTCAAAGCAGCCTTTATAAAAAAGGCACCAAAGCCTTATCAAGTGATGATTTAGCAATTGAAAATCAGGGAGAAGATATTCTTGATTTGCGTGAAAAGATAAATGAAACCGTTAATGATAATTTAATTAAAGAAGGGCATTTGGATATTGCTCATGTATTGAGTCAAGGCAAAAAGCTCTATTCTGACTTGCAGAAAACTTATTACGATAAATTATTGCCCAAAGCTGTAGGTAAATTAGTTCACCCAGAAACGAGATTAATTCCAAAAAATTTAAAAGAAGTATTCGAACAAGAATCTGTGCCCATGAAGCGCTTTTTAAAACGTCATCCTGATGTATCAAAGCATGCAAAGGGATTAAAAGAAAAAGAAGCTGCAATGAAGGCATTAAGAAAATTAGCATGGGGTGCTGCTGGTGCTGGTGCAGGTGTGGCAGGAACAAGAGCTGTAATTGATTTATTTGACTAAATCATCTGCTGCCATATAGCACAGACAGAACATAACGCCGATAAAGATTAACCAAAGCATTTTAAGCACCTATAGGGATGTGAATAAATTTAAATAAAAATCCGATTACGGAGGCTCCAAATATCAAATAGACGCCAGCCATTAATCGGTCGAAATGACTTCTCATTTCCCTAATTTGGGATTCAAGGTTGTCAAATCGTGTTTCAAAGCGAACGAGTGTATTATTAATATTATTAATCGACTGCTCAAGGAGAGCTAATCGAACATCGTCACTATAAGAGTCTTTAATTTTTTGTGTAGTCATAGAATCACCCAGTGTTATAAGTAAAGTGTAACGAAGTGATGGCCAAAAAACAAGCATTAATTATAAGGATATAATGATGACACTTGTACGAGGTAGCAATCCGATATGGTTTGAGGTTGATTTAACAGCACATGCTTTTGATGATACTTTTTACCTATTCATCTTAGATAACGAAATTCCCTACGGCCCATTACCCACATGGCAAGATCCATTTGGTAATGTGGAATGGTCTAATCCTATAAGGTTTTTAGCCAATGGAACCCTGCCAAATAATATTTATTTCGATCCTGATGTTGTCTATAGGCTGGAGTTCAGACAAGGGCCTACACAACAAGATCCACTTATTTATTTGGTGGAGAATTACGTGCCTGGTGGCAGTGGGATTACGCCAGTTGATGAGGCTGCTTTCTCTACTGACAACCAAATAACAAACCCTCAATTTGCTTTGTTAAACTTCTCTAGTCCTTTGATGCTAACAAGTATTAGCACTCAAGTTTTAGAAGTGGCTCCTGGATGGTTTTTGAATTTAACTGGAAGCGGGAACGTTATTCTTACTCAAGTTTTATTAAATAGCGCTGTGACAAGTGATCCTACAAATGCTTCCTATGCCTTAAGAATTCAATTAAGTGGTAGCTGGACAAATGCTTATTTAAGCCAACGTTTTACTCAAAATGGCGTGCTTTGGGCAAATACTTGGATTTCTACCTCAGTAACGGCTCTTTCTGGAAATCCTCCTCAGACTGTCTCAGCGATTTTGGTAGATTCTCAAGGTAATACTTTAGCGACTGTTTTGAATGATACGCCTCTAACCTCAAGTTTTAATGCTTACCCAGGCGTGCCAACTCAGTTGCCAGCATCTATTGACACAGATTTCCCTCCAACTGCTTATATTGAATATCAGCTGAGCATTCCAAATAATGCCGATGTGACAATAACCAGTCTTCAATTAATCTCATCCGATGTGAATGTCGCTTTCCCTTATGAGCAAACCACAATAGAGCGTCAAATAGACCATACCTGGCATTATTATCGCGATTCTGTAGTGATGCAGCCCAAGGATAGTTTATTGACTGGCTGGGATTTTGGCTTAAATGCCTGGCAATATGCATCAACGACCCTAACCACACCAAGCATTTCTGGAACTCCTGCTCAATGCGCTTATACTGCTGACCAAACAATTATTTATCAG